ATTTGCTCACCAACTAATTTAGCGACGTTGCCACCGGCATCGTCACGTAATTTAATTGTGAGGTCTTGCCATTCTGGTTTGCCGATCAGCTTGACTTTGCTGTTGTAAACATCAATGGTGATATCACCAAATTGTACACTGGGACGTTTGATAGTCTGTACCTGCTTGGTCAATTCCACTACGTTTGTACTAACACCAAAATTCAAGAAACTAGCACGAAAGCGAAATTTCAGCTTGGGCATCAACAGACCCTGTGCGCTGGCACTCTGGCCTCCGGCCAGGGGTACTGTCATTTTTGTTAAGGATGCTACTGCCATATATATCTCCTGTTATACTTATTTATACGTTCTATCATTTGCCCAAACCACCGATACTGCCGGGGTTCAACAATCTTATTGGGATATAGATGAACTCAACATCTTTCATTGGCTCAATGGCAATGTCAACATACAATTCGTTACGTGCAATACGATCCGAAGTGTTGTTGCTGGTATCGCAAACTACCAAGTAGTCGTAAATACCACGCTTGGCCACCAGGTCATTCAATGAGCTTTCAATAATAGCCTTGATCTGATCACGTGTAATCTTGTCGTTGGGTTCGAACAAGAAACCATTACTGACTTTAGACAGGATGGTACGGATGTAGTTGACCAGACGTGCCACGTTGACTCGATCCATTGCGCTGCTTACTGGATTACGTGTCTTCTGTCCCCAAACAACAATACCTGTACCAGTGATAATGGTAATGGGATTGATATTGATACTGTACAGACTGTCACGCATACTTTGACTGATACCAGTGCGTTGGAATTCGCCAGTCACAGTATCTAGATAGCCTAGATCAGTTGTGTTATCAACTAAACCACGACGTGTACCAGCTGGTGCAAACCATTGGTAAGCCAGGTTGTCGTTGTGGATGTATGTACGCAGAGCCATGTGGCTGGGTGGTACCATAATTGTGTTGCCCTGTGCATCGTTTGCCAATCCACTTGGGTAGTATACTGCCAGGTATGGGTCAGCTGTGGTCAAGCCACCTTCTGTTACACCATTGCTCCAGTTGGTTAAACCAACAACATTGGTGCTCAGTGTCATGGGTGTATCGCCGATGACAAATGCTGTGTTGGCACGGTCATTGTTCAATGCCACCATGTTGCTGATGGCTTCTGGGTAACCAGGAGCAGCCAACAAGTTGAACTGGAATTGATCTTCGCGGATTTGTGTGTTGCTGTCCACAGCCGATTTAATGGCCTCAACAATCATGGCACGTTGTGCCTGATGTCCTGCGTACATGGCACCATTGGTCTTGTTACCGCTGGCTGTTACCCAGGCACCAGCCATCAGCTCTGACCAGTATGTGGTGTTGGTTGGGGCGTTACCAGTGGTAGAACCGATGGCCACATATAATGTAGAACCATAAACTACACGATTACCGGCAACATAAGGGGTGCTGGCACTATACGTATCCATTACGCTGTTGTAGCTGGCATAGTTAAAATAGTCGCCAACCCAACGCTTGACGTTATAGCCGCTGCGGCGTGTGTTAAACAACAAGATACCACGTGGGTATAGCTGTGGATCAATGCAATCTAAATCTGTATAATCACTGGTCAATAAAGATGCAGTGGTGGGCAATGTACCAGCTACAGCATCAATTGTGCCGCCAGTATCCCAACGTGCATCAGCAAATACAATACCATTCTGACTGATTTGATCTGTATTGTCGATAGCCACCCAGCTGGTGCCATTGTAACGGCTCAGCTTGGGGAAGTTTTCTAGATCGCTGGTGTCTAACCACAAATCACCAGCTACCAATGGGCTGCTACCATCGCTCTGTGATGTGGGCTTGCTGGCTGTGACAATAACGCCACCATCGTCAGTGGTATTCAATGGATAGCCACGTGCGTCAAGACTTAAACTTTGATAACCTTTCCATGCTGTTCCGCTATTGATCATGATGTCAATTGTGGTGGCATCGTTATAATACCACAATACACCATCTGCTGGATCAGCGGTGGGTTGTGTAATACTGTATGTGTATGTCAATGGAGCCCAACCAGACAATAATCTAGTAGTACCAATTATTGTGATGTTGGTCACTCCAGCAACAAATCCAGCCACAGTGGGAATATCTTGTTGTCCACTACCTGGTGTCAATTGTATATTACCACCAGTGGTGTGTGTTAGGCTGATGGCGCCGTTGCTTTCAACTTGAGCTGTAACATATGGAATATTGGCAGCTAAAACGGCTGCAACAAAATCTGCTGCTGCTGTACCATTTACAGTAATGGTATAGCTGATATATGCACTGCTGCCAGGAGCAGAAGCACTTAAATTAAAATAATTACCCGAAGTAAAGGCACTGGTTGGTGCAGATGCGGCAGTAGTCTTTACTGCTCCATAAACTGTGCGTCTCCAAGGTCTAAATGCACCCATCCATAATTTTGTTGTTGAAGCTACGTTGGGATCTTCAGTCATAATTACAGTACCAACACCGATATTGCTTCCGCCACCAGCTGGATCTAATCCATAAATTGCTGTTCCGGTTCCATTATAGGCATTTACTGATTGTGTGGTCCAGCTTGCACTCAAGCTGTTGTATTTTTTAAATACAAAATTGCTTCCGCCGCCCAATGTGCCGGTCTTAAGCCATACGCCACCGCTTGGTGAAGGATATGCACCACTGGCGTCCCATTGTGGGGCTTCGGCATATGAACCATAAACTACGCCAGTTAAACCAGTTGTGCCCAATCCAGCGTAATATCCAGCAGTTAGGCCCAGAGCTGACAATAATGATCCACTGGCGCCGGCTTCCAGTCGAAGTCTGCCATTGACTGTTGAGCCATCTGCTGCACTTAATTCTGTAGCATAAATTGCCACTTTATTGTTGACCACACGGGCAGTGACGCCAGCGATGGCTGCTGCATTGATGGCTGCGACCATGGCTGTTACTGTGGTTCCAGTCAAAGTCACTGTGGTGGTGGTGTTAATTTTAATAGTTTGTCCACTGGTCAATGCAGGACTTGTGGCTGTTCCTGTCACCGTGGCCCAGGCGTTCTGCCATCCACGTGATCCTACTGGATACCAAACGTTATCATAACGCTTGTAGAAAATACGATTACTGGTGGTTGTGGCCACTACAGCATAGCTACCAATCTGGCCAATACTGGCCAATGGAGTTGGTTCGTTAGTTAACCCACCACTGCCGCTGCCACCATCATATGTTACATTGCTGGTATCTGAGCTAGATGTGATCAGAATAGGTGTCTTTTCAGTAAATGACTGTGCGTCTGCGTCCCATTCGTAGATGCCCCAGCTGGTGTCAGCCAGGTCCAACCAATATGTACTGTCAGCTACTTCACCACTGGGGCGAACTGCGGTACCAGCCAACTGTGCCAGATCAATATCAGCACGAACAGCATAAACACGATTGCCCAGACCCAGGGCTGAGTAAGCGGCCATTAGACCATATTCGTTACGCTCGTCACCATGGATTGGTGTACCGGCTGCTGTTTGTTTGAAACTGGGATATCCTAGGGCAGATACCAATTCACGTTGACTACCAAATATCTGTAACAGGCCAGCATTAGCTGCGCTTGTTCCGGTTGCTAATGAACCGTTGACTGTTTTGTCCTGAGCAGTTGCTAGAAAGACTAAAGGTACTGTACCAACTGATGCTGATACGTACTGGCTTTCGTCAGTAACTGTGATTTGTAGACCTGGAGATACTAATGCCATGGCAATATTCCTTTAAATTAATACTATAATGCACTTGTAGATATTTATTCTTATGTGCATTTTTCTGGGGGTTACGATGCCCATAATTATGGTTTGTGCGTAAATACATATATGAAGCCCAGAGGAATATGCCCGGCCTGCAATCAGAGACCAGTGGCCATAAACAGTATTAAGAAAGGTGTTAGATATTATCGCAAGATGTGCGATGTATGTATACGTGTGGGTAAAAATCTGACGCCCAAACCGCCAGCATGGCAGCTGGCAGGATACAAGAAAAAACCGCAATGCGATCGCTGCGGCTTTAAATTTAAACTACCCAAACAGTCTGTGGTATTCTATGCGGATGGCAACCTTAAAAATAATAACTGGGTCAACATCAAAACTGTATGCCTGAACTGTCAGGAAGAAGTATTCAGCAGTCGTCTGCCGTGGAAGCGGAGTCCGCTAGTACCAGATTTCTGACCTGTGCATATAGCTCGTCTATGCTGCCATTGTTGTCCAACTCAACGTCAAACTCTGTACCTGCCCAGGCAGTTTCGCTAATATGAACATTATAATTAGATAGTATTGCTTTATTGCTGGCCCAGCTGAGATTGCGTGTGGGCCCGGCATTGACGATCACTGCTGATTTGAACCACTCAGGGTCTTCGTAACGTCGTGTACGGACGATTATTCCACCGGCGTCTCGAATACTCTTGATCTCATTGGGAAATCGACAATCACTGATTACTATGGAATCCGTGGCATTACGCAGGCGGTTTTCCAGACTGGCTATCCAGATGTTGTCGTGAAAGCCCTTTCTGCACACCTCAGTACCCCATTGCTGTAGGATATATCTGGGAGTCAGATGAGGTATGCCCATCTTTTCTGCCCACCAGACATCCACTTGTTCACGCCATTCACGAGCTTGTTTGGTGCGACCTTCCAATAGGGTTCTGTCCCAGCCAAATACTGCTGCCACTGCGTCTTTCAGGGTGCCTGCGAAGCTTTCACGACGAAATTCGTGGAAGTTGACCAAGTAATCTGCCACTGTATCTTTGCCTGAACCAATCAGACCGCAAATACCGATAATCATTGAAATACTCCTGTTGCCGTATTATTACATACAGCTGAGTCAGTGTCAACTTATCCTTAACCAGTTACCCAGGTCATGGGCATGGATCCGTCCACAAATGTCTTGAGATCTTCTTCCAGCTTGTCCATTTCAGTCTGTGCTTCTGACTTTAATGCGTCACCATTTAAACTGGTGCCGCCTTGCGGTCCCACAATAGACTGGAACTTGCTACGTGCTTCACCAATGATTCTCTTGGCAAAACTATAAGCATATTCTTGTATCCAGGGGAAAGCGTAGGTATCGTTAAAAATCATTTGATCGGGTTTTACATTGAATATATGTAGCAGCACACTTTCAGCATTGTCTGGTCCAGCATATCCAAACGGCATTTTGCGAACAATGGTCAATTTTTTAGTCACAGGATTGAATGTAAAATCCATGAATCCGCCAAACATACGCATGGCCAACTTCTGGTAATCCACGAACAGCTCGTAATTGGTCAATCCACCCACCCGACCTGCTGTCAGCATGTATGTATTCAAATAACCAGACGCAAATGGTTCAAACTGGCTGGCAGTTGTTCCAGTTACACTACCAATGCCACGACGATGTATAGCTTTGACAGTCTGAATTTCAGGGGGTAAGATATATTCCTGTGTTTCGGGCAACAGATCCAGGAACGCATAGCTCTCCTCTGTACTATTGCTGGCACGTTGGCGGTATTTGACCAGAGCTTGTTTGATGGCCATTTCGTAGTGTTCTTTCTCCAGCTCTACGTCCACAATGCCATCGCCCAGACGCATACGAATATAATCCGTAATTTCAGCACGTTTATAGTCCGAAGTGGACATGGAATTGGGGTCAAATGCAATCTGCCCTGGGCCTGTACCTGTAACGGTATTGAACAGACTCTTGGCAGGCAAACTGCCTCGAGCAGAGAGATTACCTGTAATTACTGGATTGGTAGATGGAATACTGGGCATGAGTTATATCCTTATGCCAGTATTTAGCAGCCTATTCCACTTTAAGTAATACAATGTCAGCGTTCAGACGTCCATTCATCTTGGTGTCTGTAGCACGGATATCGTCCAGAAACTTGCGTAACTGAACCTTGCTGGCCTTGCGGAATTCCTGCAGTTTCTCCTCGGGCTTACGCAGAGTCTTACATACTGACTTCATCTCATCATAGCCCACAATGCTGGTACCTTTGATGCCCAGGGTGCCTGCATGTGCATCCGCCACATACTTGCCTAGCTTGCGTGTTTTGGTGTTGTAGATCCACAAGGCAGTGGAGCCGATGATATCAGCAGGATTAATACTGACCAATTTCAAAGTCTTGTCCTCGGCAGCATACTTGACCTTGTTGACTAACTT